GCTTTCTTATTCGTTTCAAACATCTGTTGGTATCTCATAGCAGTATAACCGCCAGTTGATTCATACAAAGTTCGTAAAATATTATTAATCTTATCGCCAGTAAAAAATCCTGCACGATTATTAGCCGCTTGTTCTACCCCTAATGCCTCAACCATTTGAGCAGCTTTATCAAAGTCAGATTGTAAAGCCTCTTTTATTTTAGGCTGAAACTCTCTGATTGATTTCCTTGCAATCTTTTGTTGCAAAGCAAACTGCTGTGATGGGTAAAGTATTTTCGGCATCTATTTTACTGGAGGCAAATTATAATCACCTTGTTGTTGTGCATCTCTAGGGTCTTGCAACATAGTTAACTCATCTATAGGCAGGTAACCTGCAGGGATAAATATCTCATCCATTTCAGCTCCTTCCATAGTATCATAACGCATAGCTGCTCTCTTCTCGTTTGGAGTAATCCACCAAGATTGAGAAAGGATAGCACTAAGCTCTTTCATGTCCTCTTGTAATTCAGGAAATACTGTCAAATCAAAATCGATATAGTAACCTTGACCAATCTCTGTAGAGAAGAATCTATTAAACGCATCACGAAGAGCTACTAACTCAGGAAGGACTACTTGAGTCAACATTTCCTTCTTAGCTTCCTTCATGTTGTTATAAGTCTTATTATCAGGATCGTTAAACAAAGCAGAGTTCACTCCGTAAACATTACAAAGTTCTCTAAGTGTTACTTTCTCTGATTCTAACAACTGCAAGTCAATAGGACTTAAACCCATGTTAATCCAATTTAACTTAGCACCTGCAATCAAAATCTTACCAGCATTCTTTAAAATACCAGCTTGAGTTTTTGTTCCGTACTGATTGTAAAAATCTTCTTTAAGCTTTCCTGCTGCCTCTGGTCCGAAGTCATTTGATTCATCCGCAGACAAGATACCTTTAGGTCCTTGATTCTGTAACATACCTACCGATGTATCTTTTGCATCGTTAGAACGTTGTACAGTTCTATATGCAGCCTGTAAAGGACTCAAGCCGTAAAGCTGTTGTCCATTAGTGTCAAAGTAAGGGTTGAAGTATTTTAGATGGATTACGTCTTTCGCATCTAATTGATCCCATCCAACTAGCGTAAAAGAATAACCTTCAACCCCATTTATTGTACCATCAGAAATAATGGCAACGTATTGAGATGGGAGTGTAACAAGTTCTGCAACCTTACCTGAAGCTAATCTATTCGCCCAGATGTAAGTGTTACCAGTAATAAGTTTATAACCTACAGCACTCTCGATAAATTCAGAGAATGATTGATATTCATTTGGTTTTTCTAGCAAATCGTTTAAAGGTGAATCAGCAATCTCAGCAACTGCTTTTACACGAACTAACTCAGCTTTAGCAATATCTGTAGTAGATGTTGCATTACTTAGCATTGACTTGTATCTTGCTAATTCTTTTTTGTTCTTTACTTGATAAACATAGAAAGGAACAGTAGAAATAGTTTTAGAGATACGTTTGATGATAGCATATACCTCACTATTGTTTTTATAGTCAAGTACAAATTTTTGCTGGTCTAATTCTGGATAAAGTGTTCTTCCGCCAATCAATCCACCGAAATCAGTAAAAGGATTGTTAAAAGTCACCTTTGGAGCTGCCTTCTGTTGAAAAGGGTTAGCTGCCTTTAGTATGTCCGTTAAATTCACGCTATATATTATTTTTACAAAAGTAACAAATTTTTATGCTATACAACCCACCCTCTTTTAGGTTTCGCATATTTTGTGTATATGGCATACCTCATAGAGTCCATTAAGTGATCTCGAAACTTCACAGGTTCATCAAGTGTATTACCATCCGCATCGGTCTTCCACTTATAGTTTTTAATCTCATCAAGCAAATCTAAAGACTCCGACCTGATATGCAAAGGAAAAGATTTTACCTTGTTGATTCCTGCATAAACATCCTTCACAGCACTCTTCAAGTTAAATCCTGCCTTATTTACCTCTGAGATGGTTTTCGGTTCAGCAGGGTCAGCATATATCTCTGAGTTTCTATCAAGTCCTAGTGACCTCATCCTATCAATTAGTAAAGCCGTCGACATTTTTGTATCGTAGATTAATTGATCAACAAATAACTCGCCATCAAAGTTCTTAACCCTAACAAGGGCTGTTTGGTTGTTAAAGCCAAAGTCAAGTCCGTAAAACACATCTCCGCCATCAGGGAAGTTCCTTCTACGCTTCCAATGCGTATAAATGGTCGCTTGGGATATTGCCCTCTCTCCTAAGCCATAAACACGCCAATATTCATGGTCGGCTGTTTTAAGCCTCTCAATTTCATCTACGATTGATTTTTCAAGAAATGGGTTGTCTAGGTAAGTCGTAATGGTAAAGTCAGCATCTTCTCTAGGAACAACCTTATCGTAAATCCAGGAGTAGTAATCAGAAGGGTTATAGTCAATTACAATCTTTTCTGTGGTTCTTAATGCTAACTGCATCCAAGATTCATAGTTTACCTCGTTAGCCTCGTTTATAAACAAGTAGTTTCTTTTACGACCTCTTATTTTTTGTGGCTGATCGGTAGAGACGAACTCTACGACATTGCCTCCTAAGAAGTAAAGATTTTCTGATTTGTTGTGCTTTTCTTCTGAGTATAATCCATATTTCGATAGTATTTCGATAAAGTCTCTCATCACTGAGCCTTTTATGGATGGCAACGAGGATCTGCAAATGGTTAGGGTTTTTCCCTTCTCTTGTAATAATTTCACGATAAACCAAGTCAATACATTGTAAGTTTTGCCAGACCTTGTTCCGCCTTGCATAACTGATATTTTTTTTTGGCTGTTTTGCAGGATTTCGAAGACGATGTTTGTGGTTACATTCATAAGACATAGGAAAAAAAATTAAAAAATTGGTTGCGTGTTTTCCATTAGAAAACTTTTGGTTTTATACAAGGGTAGACCCATTTGCTATTTTAAGCCCCATTTTAGCCTTTCAGTCCCAAAGTGGACACATAGTACTACACATAGGGTTAAAAGCCGTAGAATCGTCTTAAAATGCGAAATAGAGGCATTGTGGCTACTCCTCATACTCGCCATCTTCATTAATATCCAATAATTCGCCCTTATCATGGTTATAAAGTGGGATTTCATCACTTTCTCCTGCCTTGTAAGCAGGTACGACCATTCCTGGCTCTGTTTGCGTATCAAAGTTGATTATCTCACCTTGAGGTAACGCTTTGTGCTCATCTCCGTCTACTTGTTTCATAATATCTCCAATTTGATTCGGTTTAACAACATTGACTGTAATTTGCTTAACCACATCTCCTTCATGAGCAACCTCAGTCTTCTCAATATATCCTCTTCTTTTGCCTCTTGTCTTTAGTAAGAACATAGTAGCTAAGGTATCACCTCTAGCAATCCTCTCCATCAGCTTTTGTTCGCCAAAGTCAAGCATTATCTCCTCAGGCTCGATTTCAGCTAATCTCTTAGCAAAGTCAGGATCATCCTTCAACCAAGTCTTATACTGCGTCCTACCGACTCCAGAAGCCTCACATGATATGGTGATATTGCCAAAGTTCTCCTTATAGGCTATGATAAAAGCCTCTTTAGCTATTTCTTTGAATTGTGCGTTCATATTATCTATTCTTTGTTGGTGTGCGTATTGAAATAATGCTAGTTACCTTCTTCTCCAGGTTATCATAACCTAACCACTTGCCACAATTAGTGCATTCAAACTGTGTAGTCTTGATTTGACTAAACCAAACATATCCATCAGTCTTAGTACCACATTTACAAGTGTACTCTCGTTTGCCGTAAGTATCTTTCATCTCAAATATTTAAAAATGTTAAAATCATTGTTTTATATCAGAATTTTGGGGGGCACAAGGGGTAGCCATTTTGGATCATACGAATAAAAAGGGTAGGGGGTAGGCATACCGAAAAACCCATCTATTTAGCCCTAAAATTAGGTTACTACCTATTTTCTTAAGGCATGGCTAGTCCATGTACTACTAAATACCTTGAGGTCCTTAAATTGTCTTAAAATGGCGTTTATATTCATTGGTTAATTATTGGTTGATAGGTTGCTAAGTTAGTAAGTATTATTTAATGATTGCTAGGTCACTCAAACGGCAAAGCTAAAAACCAGTTGAACT